TGGCAGGGCGCGGTCGCCAGCAGATCGAGCCCCGCCCAGAGGGCCGCGCCGATGTCCGTCCCGGCCGGGGTGGGGCGGGCGGCCAGCCGCAGCTCCGCCCCGGCCGCGCGCGCGTCAGGCGGGCCGCTCAGCACGCGCCAGTCGAGCAGCGGGCGCACGTCGTCGGAGAAGGCGAGGACGGCGATCGCCACCGGCCCTTCGCGCGCGATGGCGGCGTGGATCTCGGGATCCTCCAGCGCCGCCGCGTGCCCTTCCTGCTGCGCGCGCCATTCCGCGGGCAGGATCGAAGCGCTCGCGTCGAGCAGCAGCACCAGGGCGAGGGCGCAGAGCATGGCGCCGAACTTCGCACGCGCGCGGAGGCGTGTTCACCCCCGCGGGCGCGGGGGGGGGGCGGGCGGCTAGCCCGAGACCCGAATGCCGAGCGCCTCGAAACGCGCGCGGATGCGCGCCTTGGCCGCGGGCGATCCGCCGCTCAGGCTAAGCGCAACCTCCGCCGGTGCGCCATGCGCCTCGAGCTGCTCGCCGAACAGCTCCCAAGCCGCCGCGAGCTGCGCGGCGGCGTCATTTGGCGCGGGCGCCTCGGCCAAGGCCGCCATGACCTCGGCCGCGAGGCCCGGCGGCACGGGCCGCCGGCCTGCAACCATGTGGCGCAGGCTGTCATAGCCCACGCCGAGCGCCTCCGATGCGCGGCGGAGCCACCCATGGCGGCGTCCGTGAAGCCGCTGCAAGGCGGCCGCCAGCGCGTCTGGCGTCATTCGACGATCTCGAACCGCGCGCTGTTCCGGCGAAGAACCGTGATCGCCGCCGCCAGCAGCTCGCCCGGCCGCCAGTCGCGCTCGGGCTCGCCATCGTCGTTCAGAGCGATGCCGGCGACCTGCTCCAGCAGATCGTCGGTGGACTGCTCGGCCAACTGGATGATTTCATCGGCCGTCAGCCGGCGGACGGCCGTCGGGCCGCCGCGCACGGTCTGGATGGTGCAGGTGTAGATCATGACATGTCCTCCTTCACGCCGCCGCGCCGCGAACGCTGGCCGCGGCCTGAAGCTGGCCGATCATCTCGGACGCCTTGCTGCTGGTGAGGCAGGCCATCGTGTTGCTCGCGCCGAACCCCCAATCGGCCGCCGTCTCGCCCGCCGCGGCGATCAGGCCGGCCAGGAACCAGGTCTGCTTGCCTGTCGCCGGGCGGCCGCCCGCCAACTCCGCGCGGGCCGCCGCCGCATCCAGAAGCTTCACGATCTCTTTTCGGGTCTGCGTGCTCACGTAGGCAGGGCCTCCTCGCCCAAACCGGCGCGGGACCATTCCCGCCGCCATGTCCTCTTGCGGCCGATTTCGGGGCGCGGTCAAGAAGAATTTCCGCGCAAGTTCCCCGCCACCTCGCTCACCGTGCCGGTGGCCTCGATGTTCGCCCGCCCGGTCATGCATCTTGCGCTTTTGATCGCCTGGGTCGGTCGGGCGCGGCGTCACCTGAGGTTTCCGGCCCCGTCGCTAACAGTCCCGGTCGCAGAGATGTCCCCGTCCACCACCAGGTTGCCGGTGATCTGCACCCCGGCCGGCGTCACCTTGAAGACCGTCCCGCCCACCGTGACCGTCACCTCGGCCGCCGCCAGCACGCCGAGCTTCCCGTCCGCCGTCAGCCCCACCCGCGTGCCGGTGTCGTCGTAGAGCGCCACCTGCCCGGGCCCGAGCCCGCCCATGCGGGCCGCCGGCTGGGCCATGGGCAGCGCCACCAGGTCCCCCTGGTCTCCGCCGAGGGCGAGCACCACCGTCAGGCCGCCGGCGGCGGGCGCGCTGGCCAGGCCGTAGGGCTGGAGCACCTCCACACCCGAGCGCACCACGCCCTCGTGCGTCTCGATGTCGAGGCGCTGGGCGGCGCCGCCATCGTCCACGCGGTGCACCAGGCCGCGCACGGCCAGGCCTCGCAGGGTGTTCGCGTCTTCCCGGTTCATCGCGCGGCGCGGGGCGGCGGCTCCGCCGTCAGCGCATTGGCCTGGCCGTCGAGCGGGCGACGCGCCGGCTGGCGTTGGCGCTCGCGCTGCTCTTCCTCGGGCAGGATGTCGAAGGCGTCGCAGCCGCAGAGCCGCAGCTCGGTGCGCGCGGCCTGCTCCTCCCAGCGCCAGGTCAGCCCGGCCACGAGCAGCTCGCACGCCACGCCGGCGAGGGGATCGTCCACCCACACGCGCTCGTTGCAGCGCCAGAGGCGGTCCTCCTCGCCCGCCCGCCAGTAGGGCACGGTGACGCGCAGCGCGTCGGTTTTGGCGCGGGCGGTGCGCATCATCCACTCCGCCTGCTCCTGCACCGAGACGCCACCAGACTGCGTCTTCGCCATCGCGACCGTTGGCCGATAGCGCGTCACCGCGGGGTCCTTCGCGCGGCCCGTAAGGGCGATGCGCGGTCGCTCGCCCTGCGGGGATGTGGGGGCCGGGCGTCGCTCCGGCGCCGCGGCCGTGAGCGGCGTGGCCGTGCCATCGAGGGCGGGCGCGCCGCCTTGCGGACGCTCGGCCTGGCCGCGCACCACGTAGAGCGAGAAGCGGTCCGTCCAGTCGAAGGTCGCGTCCATCGTCTGAAGGTTCGCCCCGAACACCAGCGGCGCGGGCGCGGGGCCGCTGCCGCCGCGCGTCAGCACCAGGCCGCCCACGCCGTCGCTCACGGCCAGCACGGCGCGCTGGCGGCAGCCCTTCTCGATGGCGCTCAGCGCGGTCTCGCCGGCCTCTATGGCGAAGCGCGCGAAGGGCGCGCCGACGTCCACCTCGGCGCGCACCGAGATGCCGAAGGGGCGGCAGATGCGCTCGACGATCTCGGTCAGCGTCAGGTCGCGATACTCGTGCGGGCCATCCACGGCGGCCGCGCAGTCCACCAGGTCCCCAGCCACGTCGCGGCCCTTGATGGTCAGCGCCGTCTTGTCCGGCCCGTGGTTCGCCTCGACGGCGTCGATCCAGCCCACCAGCACCGTCTCGCCATCCAGCAGGATCTCGGCGCGCTCGCCCGGCATCACGATCCCGCGCTCGGGCGTGGGCTGCCACCAGCCGGGCAGCGCGGCGAAGAAGCGCGCGCGGTCGAGCAGCTCGACCCGGAAGGAGCCGGCCAGCTCCTCCATGTCCCGCACCACCTCGGCGCGAATCACGTCCTCGAAGACCAGCATTTTCTCGGGGGTGCCGAGGCGCAGCGTGAGCTTGGGCCGTGCCGGCTCGCCCGCCTCCTCCTCGAAGAGGGGCTCCTGCTCCTCGGCCGAGCTGCTGGAGCTGGTCTCGCCGCTCATGCGCCGCCTCGGTTGCGCAGGACCTCCACATCGCCGGTGAGGCGCGCGGGGCGGCGCGGGCGGTTCCGCGCCACCAGGTCGAGATACTGGCCGGGGATCTGGCCCGGCTCGTCGCCCGCCAGGTGGTGCGCGACGAGCCAGGTGGGCGCGGTGCCGGGCAGGCGCAGGGTCTCGACGGCAGGCAGGCGCCCGCCCCGCTCCGTCAGATCCCGCGCGACGGCGGCGCGAACGCCGGTCAGCTCCCGCCAGACGCCGCCGGCCCCCTCGGGATCGCTGGCGGCCAAGGCCGCCGCCTCCGCGCTGAGGGCGAGAAGCGCGGCGTCGAGCCGGTCCCGCATGGCGAAGGCCTCGCCGCGCGAGGCGAAGTCCAGCGCCGCCGCCACCTGGATGGCGTCGGCGAGCACCAGGCTGGCGGCGGCGAGGCGCAGCGCGGCCGGCGGCTGGGCCTCGATCAGCAGGCCCGCCTGCACGCCCAGCAGCGCCTCGGCCACGCTGGCGGGCGGCAAGGTCGGGGCGAGGATCGGCGCGCCGCCGAAGGGCGCGACGGCCGGGGCGAGCGGGATGCGCGCCGCCTCGCGCAGCGCGGTCGAGGGCGCGGCGAGCGCGGCGCCGACGGCGCGCGCGTAGCCCGCGTCGGCGCGGGCGGAGCCGAGGTTGAGCAGCCCCGCGAAGCTCGCCTCGATCTCGCGCGGCAGGGCGGCCAGGCCGCGCACCCCGGCCAGCACGCGGCGGAACAGCACCGCCATGGACCGCGCGAAGCCGACGACGGCGCTGACCACGCCCAGCACCAGGCGCAGCGGCGCGAGGAGCATCCGCAGCAGCCGCCGCGCGCCCTCGCGCAGCGCGTCCAGCGCCGCCAGCAGCAGGCCGAGCGTGTCCAGCTTCTCAGGCGGGCGCTCGATCCAGGGCTCGAAGGTCGCCTGGAAGCGGGCCAGGCGCAGCTCGCCCTGGCTGAAGCTGATCTCGGCCGGCTCGGCGAGGACGACGTCGAGGTCACCCAGCCAGGGGTGGGTCAGCAGGCCGGGGCCGGGTGTGCGGAACGCCTCGCGCATGCGGCGCGCGCGGCGGATGTAGTCATCGCCGATGATCAGGCCGGAGACGCGGATGGCGCCGTCCAGCGCGCCCATGTCCTCGTGCCAGGTGTCGTCGCGGCCGGGGAAGAGGAAGCGCACGGTGCGGCGCCCCGTCTCCTCCCGCACGTCCGGCATGTGGAAGGGCACGCCGCGGAACTCCGCGTCGAACAGCTCGTCGAAGAGGGAGAGGAGGGCGCCGCTCATGGCTGGCTCACGGGCGCCCGCGCGTCTGGCCGCGCGCCCCGGCGGTGACGGGGACCGCGGGGTTGGCGCTCTGCGTCTGCACGACCTCGGTCCCGGGGGCGGCGCGCACGACGATCTCGCCGCCCACGGTGGTGCGCTGCGCGGGGCCGCCGCCGGCCGCCGCGGCCGCCGCCTCCGCCGGGCCGTAGAAGCCGGCGCCTGTGTTCTCGCGCGCGGCGGCCTGGCGCTGCTGTACGCTGCCCATCACGCGCGGGGCCGCGTCCAGCCGCGCCTGGCCCTCCTGGCCGGCCGCCACGCCGCTGCGGACGCTGCCCACCAGGGCCTGCACGCGCTCGATCGCCGAGGTGACGCCGCCGATGAAGGCCTCGAAGGGCGCCTTGATGGTGTTCCACAGCCCCTCGAAGAAGCCGATGAGGCCCTGGAAGGCCGCGCGGATCGAATCAACCGTGCTCGTCACGGCGCCGCCGGTCCAGCCATCGAGCCAGCCGCCGAAATCCTCGAACAGGGTGCGGACGGTGCCCCACAGGCCCGAGAAGAAGCTCTCGAAGCCGCGCCAGACGGTCATGGCTCCGTCTGCGGCGCGGGCGAAGTCGCCGGTCAGCAGCCCCGCGATCTGGTCCACGAAGCCGCTGAAGATGTTGGACACGCCCTGGGTCAGCTCCTCGAAGAAGCCGCTGAAGCGCTCCCACTCCGCGCGGATGTAGAGCGCGGCGCCCACGATCGCGATGCCGGCCAGCACGAAGGGCGACGCCAGAGCGCCGACCGCGGCGGCCAGTGGCCCCGCGACGGCCGAGACGCCGGCGATCGCCGCGCTCATCGCAATGAGGCCGGTGGCGATCATGGCCGCGTTGTCGATCAGGCCGGGGAAGGTTTCGTCGAGCGCGCGCATCGTGTCAGCCAGCCAGAAGAGCAGGTCGCCGGCGGCGCGCACCGGCCCTTCGGCGGCAGAGCCCAGCCGGGTGGTGAACTCGTCAAAGGCGACGGTCACCCGCGTGAGCGCTGCGGCGAGCCCCCGCATCGCCGTCTCCTGGTCGGTCGAGATCAGCTCCGGCGAGGCCGCCGCGGCGCGGTCCCGGATCCTGATGTACTCCGCCGTCTGCTGCATCATCGGCCGCAGGAAGCCGAGCACCTGGCTGTCGGCGAACAGCTCCTGCACGCGGAACATGTCGCCGCCCGTAATCTCCCGGATCTTCTGGATCAGCGCCTCCAGCGGGTTGATGCCGCGCGTCGCGGCGTCGCGCATCACGGCTTCGAGGTCCACGCCCATGTCGCGGAAGTTCCGGACCGCGTCGGTCGAGGTCATCTTTCGCAGGATTTCGGTGAGGTTCGTGGCGGCCTGGCCGGCCGAACCCGCGCCCTGCCTCGCCACCTGCAAGGCGGCGCTCAGGCTGGCGACAGCGCGGGGGCCGGTGAGGCCGATGCCGGCCGCGGCGGCCGTGAGCGCGGCGAACTCCCGCGCCATGTCGCGCAGCTCGAACTGGCCTTCCTTCCCGGCCTGCACCAGGCCCGCCAGCGCCTGCTCCACCTGCTCGGGGCCGAGGCGCAGGTTGTTCACCATCGCCAGCACGGTGTTCGAGAGGTCCTCGGCGCCGGCGCCGCTGGCCGTCGCGACCCGCGCGATGACGGGCACCAGCTCCTCCCACACCTCGCCGGCACGACCGCCACCGGCGACCAGCACACCGGCCGCGGCCGCCAGGTCCCGCACGCGCTGGTTCGTCTGGCGGGCCACCGTCTGGAACATGGCCAGGCTGCGGCCCATCATCTCCTCGACGGCCGCGCCTGACAGTCCCGCTGTGATGGCCGTCTGGCGCATCTGCTGTTCGAGCGCCGCCGCCTCGCGCACCGGCCCGGCCACGGACAGCCCGGCCAGCGCCGTGCCCACCAGCGCCACCCGCCCCGCCAGTTGGCGCAGCGCCTCGATGCGGCGACGGATCGCGCCGAGCGGGCCGGAGAGCCGGTCCTGCAGCGTCAGCACGAAGCGCGCGACGAGGGAGTTTCTCACGGGGTCTCCTGCCCTTTCGCGGCCTCCGCCGCACCGATCATGGCCGCCGTCCAGAACCTGACGTCACGGTCCGTCAGCGCCTCCAGCTCCGCGCGCGACCAGCCGAACCACCGGCCGAGCGCGGCGAGGCTCACCGGCCAGTCCTGGTGCCAGCCCCCAAAAAAAGCGCGACCACCCGGCCGCAGTTGACGGCGTCCGCCGCGTCCATCCGGTCGTAGAGCGCGCTCGCCTTGCCCAGGTCCATCCGCGTCGAGCGGGCGATCGCGGTCACGTCGATCGAGCCCTTCTCGGCCTGGGCGATGAGGCGCATGTCCGCACCGTTGAGGCGATGGAAGACCAGCTCCTCGAAGACCTCCTCCCGCACCACGCCGCCGCGCTTGAACTTCAGCCGGACGGGGTGGGCGAGGCGCAGCAGCACGGTTCCGTCCGCCTGCTCGGTGGCGGTCTTCGGGAGGCCCTCGGTGCCATCCTCACCCTCGGGCAGTTCGACGACGTCGGGATCAGCCGGCGCGGCAGGCTGGCCGCCGTCGAGATCCACGATCTGGTCGTGGTCACGGGGAATGTCAGCCATTGAGCAGCTCCTCCGCCTCGCCGACCGTCCAGGTCAGCTCGATCTTGCCGCCCTCGCCTCCGGTCACATCGAGCAGCTCGGACAGGAACGCGTCGGGCCAGGAGTAGGTCTGCCCGGTGTCGCACAGGACCTGCAGCTCGCCTTCCTCCTTCGTGTAGAGGTCGCCGAGGCGCTGGCCGCGCAGGAGCACGGTGGTGGCCTTCACCTCGCCGGCCTGGAACTCCTCGGCGCGGTCCACACGCCGGCCGGTGACGACCGGCTTGGAGACGGTGCCGCCGGGCTTGAATTTCGCGCCCTTCTCGACCGGCAGGCGCTTCCCGCGCCACACCACATCGACGATCCCGAGCGTCTGAGCCATCGCTTACGCCCCCCTTACTGGCTGAATTCGAGGACGCCCGCGAGCGTCATCAGGTTGCCGAGCACGCGAATGTACTGCCGCGCGTTGACGCGGTTGCGGTCGTTCACGTCCCGCACGAACAGGCTCTCCGCCGCGCTCTCGCTCGCCTGCTGGATCCAGCCCTGGCGCTCGTAGAGGGCGCAGCGCGCCGCCCAGGAGGCATGAAGCCGGCGCGGCGTGGCGATCTCGGGGTCGTACTCCGCCGCCGGCGCGCCATCGTCCGCGAGCTTCGCCCGCGGCCAGGTCTGGTTCATGTAGGCAGCCCAGTCGTAGCGGACGCGGCTGAGCACCTTCGGCGTCATGACGTCGAGCCAGGCCACGTCCTCCACGTTCAGCGTGGTGCGCTGGTAGTGGGTGATGACGCGCTCGATCACCACGGTGCCGTCATCGGTCACCGTGAAGGTGCTGATGCCGTCGCGCAGCAGCAGGTCGCGCTCGGTGTCGGTGAAGCGGGCGGCCACCGGCGGCGGCTGGATGCCGACCAGCGGGATGGAGCGCAGCTGGCGCGCCGGGTCGTTGAGCAGGAAGAAGGTGGCCCGCCCCGCCAGCGCCGCCGCCCACATCCAGCGCGGCGTCGGCCCGCCGTTGAACCCGATCTCCGAGATGAAGCGGCTGTTGCGCGCATTCCCCCAGGTCGAGAGGTTCGAGAAGCTGTCGCTGCGCGCGGCCCAGACATGGCAGTCGAGGCGCGTCATCGCGTTCCAGCGCCGGTCGAGCTCGGCCGGCAGTGTCGCCATCATCGTGGTGCTGAGCTCGGGGAAGACCACGTCCGTCCACCACTCGGTGGCGAGGGTGGTGGTCAGCACCGGGACATAGCTCGCCTCGCCGGTGCCGCCCGCGAAGGCCGTGTTCGCCACGGTGAGGCCCGCGGGCAGCGGCACGCCCGGGTCGGGCGAGTGGGAGAGCGGCAGGCCGTTGCCGATGGTGCCGAACTGCTTGGCCGTGAGCGTGACCTCGCCGGCCGTGTTGGCCGCCGCGACGGGCAGGTTCGGGTTCGCCGCGATGGCGGCCACCAGGCGCGCGGCGATCGCCGTCACGGTGTCGCCGGCGGCGACGGGGATGGAGACGCGCGTGCCGGCGATCAGCGCCGTGAAGCTGCCCGAGCCGGTGACGGTGCCGGTGAAGGTGATGGTGGCCGTGGCGCGCGCGCCCGCGGGCTCGTCCACCAGCAGCAGCGAAACGTTGCCCGTGTTGTTGTTCGCCAGGAAGGCGGCGGCCATCTGGTGGGCGATGCCACCGGGCCCGCCCCAGGCGATCGCCTCCTCGAGGCGCGTGAGGCGCAGCGGCGTGTTCAGCGCGCCCGTGCCGGCCGTGATCCCGGTGCCGGCGCTCAGGCGCGGCGCCACGATGAGGGTGCGCGCGGGATAGGGCACGAGGCCCTGGCGGCGGCGGTCGGGCCGCGCCTCGACCAGCACGCCCGGGACGCGCCAGTCGAGCGGGATTTCCTCGAAGCTGATGGTGCTGCCGGACATCAGGCCTTCTCCTTGCGGGCCGGCGTGCTGACCGGCGCTTCATCGGCGATCACCAGGTCGCCCTCGGCGAGGCGGCGCTCGATGTAGTGGCAGCGCGCCACCGCCATCCCCTCGGGCGGGATGGGCGTGCCGTCGGCCGCGCGGATGCGCGCGCCCTCCCGCGGCTTCACGAAGACGACGTTCATTCGGGTCTCTCCCAGGTCTCGCCCGCCGCCTCGGTCGGGCCGTCGAAGGTCCAGGTGCTGGCGAGGCGCAGCAGCGCGTCCGGCTCCTCGGCCGTGAACAGCGCCTCGGTGCGCAGCGTCAGCGCGGCGCAGGCGGCGTCGGCGTCCTGCCATTCCAGGCCACCCGTGCTCTCGCCCTGGCGCAGCTCCAGCGTGCCGGCGCCGCTGTGGCGATCGCCACCCACCGTCCAGCCATGCAGGCCGATGACGGCGGCGTGCACCATCTGCGCGAGGCCAGGCGCCAGGCTGTCCCCCAACAGCCTGGCGCGGTGCTTCGGGTTGCGCGTCAGCAGGTAGAGGCCCCAGGTGATGTCGGCGTGCAGCTGGCGGCTGCTGGGCTTCGCCTCGATGTTCAGCCAGCACAGCCCGATGAAGGGCGCGCGGTGGCTGGCCAGCTTGCCGAGCATGGCCGGCGTCAGCGGCGCGGGCAGCAGCTCGTGCTGGAACTTCGCCGGCGGGAAGATGGCCTGCAGGCGCTGCGACAGGAAGGTGGCGGTGGTGTGCAGCGGCCCCTGGGCCGCCGCGACATCGGCCGGGGTCACGGAAGCCCCCCGCTGAACAGGCGCTCGCGGTCCTGGACGCGGGCGGCCGAGGAGACACCGGCGGGCGTGGCGTCGAGCTTGCCGTCGGCCGAGCCGACGTCGCTGAGCCAGGCCAGAACGGCATCGCGCTCCCGGCGCATCTCGTCGGTGGGGGTCTTGTCCCCGCCCTGCGCCAGGTCGAAGCGCGCGAGGATGCAGCAGGCCCGCACCACCTCGCGCGGAACAGGGTCGAGCGGCAGCAGGTAGCGCTGGCGCAGATAGCTCTCGATCAGGCCGGTCGCGTCGAGCAGCGCCGTCTCGACGCGGGCCTGCACCGGCGCCTGCGGCAGGGTGTCGCCGGTCGCGGAGAGGCGGATCATCTCCGCCTCCCCGAACCGGGCCACCATGTCGGCGAGCGTCGCGTACATGCGGCCTCAGCCGCCCTTGCCGGGCTTGGCGGGCAGTTCCTCGGCGGCCCCGCAGGCCAGCAGCTCCGGCAGCAGCTCGGCACGGATCTCGGCGGTCTTGCCGGGCTCGATGCGCATGCCGTCCACCTCGATGCGCAGCAGCGCCTTGATCCTGGCCGGCGCCTCGCGCGGCTGCTTTGCGGTCTCGCTCATGATCAGGCCACCGCGTTCTGCCAGTAATAGGCCGAGGCGTTGGCGGAGATGACCTCCAGCACACTCTCGCCCACGCGCACGACGCGCGCGCCGCGAAGGCCCTTGCGCGGCTCATCCATCGCGCCGGCGATCCGCTCGCCGAACTGCGCGGTGAAGCCGAAGGTGGGCTGGTCCGCGTCCGCCGCGTCCTCGCTGACGTAGAGGGCTGCGCAGTGGCGGCCCCACACGCGCTGGATGTTCGCGGGCTGGCCGCGCCGGGCCGTGTTCACGAAGCCGGCGCCGACCACGACCTCACGGATCTCCAGCAGGGCGGCGAGCTGCTCGCGCATGATGGCGCCGCCGGTCTGCGAGGTGCCGTAGACGGCCTGGATCACGCGCGGGTGCTGGCGCAGCTTCGTCCAGGTGGCCTGGCCGAGCACCAGCACATTCGGCCGCATGATCGGCACGTCGAGGCCGGCCAGCAGCGCGTCGAGCGGGTTGGAGTTGGTGAAGTCGCTCCACTGGCTGGTGCCGGAGAGCGTGGTTTGGTTCCCGGCCGGATAGGTCGCCGTGTTGAAGACCAGGTTCGCCACGCGGACCTCGCGGTCCAGCATGATCAGGCTGGTGAGGAGCGAGGTGGCCTTCGCCTCGGGCGAGACCGGGCCGCCGCTGGCGGGCCTGGGCATCGCCTCCCAGGCCTGGATGTCATCGACGGGCAGGGCGTCTTCGAGGCCGTAGTCGAGGCACTCGCCGTTCACCAGCGTCCCGCTGAAGTCGATCTGCGTCGGCTCGCCCTTGCGGCCCACGAGGGTGTTCGGGACGGTGAAGGCCTCGGCGGCGGGATAGACCGTGTAGCGGAACTGCTTCCCGCCCTTCTGGATGCGCGGGAGCACGCGGTCCGCGATCAGGTCGATGTCGCGGTTGCGATAGCCGATGGCGATCGCGGAAAGCTCGGGATTGACGGGCCAGGGGCTCGTGGGCATCGCGGTTCCTCCTCAGCCCTGCAGGCTGTGCGGCGAGATCAGCATGCGGACGATGTCGCCCGCCGCCTGGGCGGCATCGACCGCGATGCCGATGATCGAGTTGTTGACGCCGGCGGCCGGCGCGGCGGCCACGGCGCGGCCCTGCCCGTCGCTCGTCAGGC